TCTGACTGACAAACTACGAGCAGACGGTATAGTCACAGAAGTAATACGTGGTGACGTATCAGCACCTAAACGTACGGATATATTTAAACGGTTCCAACAAAACGAAGACCCTCGCGTACTTGTGATTCAGCCACAAGCGGCGGCACATGGTGTTACGTTAACTGCCGCCAACACGGTTGTGTGGTGGGGACCAACCAGCTCACTTGAGATCTACGCACAGGCTAACGCTCGCGTGCATCGATCGGGACAGGACCACAAATGCACAGTCGTGCAGTTACAAGGATCCCCTGTTGAACAACGTGTTTACTCATTACTAGATAGTAGAATTGACGTACACACAAAAATGATCGATTTATATAAAGAACTGCTTGACTAGCTCATTACACGTAAGTAGAGTGTAAATCCCGACACCTGTGTCGTGTGCGTAGGAGGCTCAAATGAGTGAAGCAGTAGGGTTAGCAGAAAAGCTAACGCGTGTTTATATAAAAATCCGTGACGAGAAAGCCAAGCTATCTGCGGAGTATAAAGAGAAAGAGGCTAGCCTTACCCAGCAAATGGATAAGGTGAAGACCGCTCTACTCGATTACTGTAAAGAGCACGGCGTCGAAAGCGTCAAAACTTCTGAAGGGTTGTTCTACCGTTCGGTGAAGACTAGGTATTGGACTAGCGACTGGGAACAGATGCACAAGTTTGTGCTTGAGCACGAGGTTCCTGAGTTTATGGAAAAGCGCCTTAACCAAGCCAACGTGAAGACCTTTCTTGAAGAGAACCCCGACATTGTACCGAAAGGTCTCAATGTGGATTCCGAATACACCATCTCAGTAAGGAAGAAATCATGAACGGTCCGTTTGTACCAATCGAAGATTTGTCCAAGCACTTCTCTGTGTCGGTATCGACAATCAGAGCATGGGTGCGTCAAGGGCACATCCCAAAAAACACTTACATCAAAGTAGGTAACACCTATCGTTTCTCTGTTGAAGACGTGTCTACAGCGTTGGCAAACAAGGAAGACGGTAAACCTAAGTCCGTTGAGATATCAGTGGAAGGTGCCGAAGCCCAAGCAGATTCAGGTCTACCTGATGATCACTGGGCCAATAGCTTCACCGCTGATGACGACTTCTGAGGCAACTAAGTATGGACCGCATTAGTTTAAGTGGAGGGACGTTTCGCATTATCGAAAGTGGTAAGCCGGTATCTATGGTGGAGGGCGACAAGATTAAGTTTGTTATCCTAAACGCCGCCAAGATATCTCGTTCTTACTACGCCGATACGTTTGACGCGAACAACCCAACACCACCTACATGCTGGTCAGCAGACACAACACAACCATCTCACGATGTTCCTATGGAAGATCGACAAGCATCACGGTGTATGGACTGCCCCCAAAATATAAAGGGGTCTGGTCAAGGTGGTGGACGGGCGTGTCGGTTTGCACAGCGTTTAGCGGTCGTATTAGATGGACAGTTCGACAAGGTGTACCAACTGCAACTACCAGCTACCTCGATCTTTGGTCGGGTCATAGATGGCAGAATGCCGATGCAAGCCTATGCACAGTACCTATCGACACACAGCACTCCTGTTATCTCTGTGGTAACACGTTGTGCTTTTGATCGAAACAGCCCTGTGCCGAAACTGTTTTTCCAAGCGCACCGCCCCCTCGAAAAAGAGGAGCTTGATCTCTTGGTCTCGCTTGCTACTAGCGACGAGGCTAACGAAGCGATTTCATTTAACCCGCCCCGTAAAGGGCAACTCTTTGCAGAGGTAGACGGTTTTGTTTACTCATCTGCGAATGCAACCTAAGGAGACTAACCATGTCAACTGAACAACACGTTATCAGCAATGCAATTGCTATTTACCCTAAGATAGACCGCACGTATCGGTTTGATACTACCGAGAACCGGTCAGTTCCTTGTGACGCACTGGATGATGGTGCGGAGTACACTCTACAGTTCAAAGTCGATGAAGACACGGCGCGTGCGTTGTATGGCTACATGAAAGGGCTTTACAACGAGCGTAAAAAGTCTAACTGGCCTGACATAAAGAATCCGTTTAAGAAAACGGATGACGGCATGTTTACTTACAAGGCTAACCTCAATGGCGCGTACAACGGCGAGAAGACAATCAAGCCAGCACAGTACGATGCCAAGACACAGAAGCTACCCGACGACTTCCAGCTAACAAGTGATAGTGTAATAAATATCGCTGTTGTTGGTGTTCCCTATAGCGCATCGATGGGCGCAGGGGTATCTTTGAGACTGCGAGGTGTGCAAGTAATAAAACTAGCAGAACGCCAAAGTGTTTCTCCGTTTAATGCTGTCGATGGTTTTGACGTTAATGAGTCGAATCCGTTTGCGGTTAGTAAACCTGCGCCGGTAGCTGAAAACCTTGATGGGTTTGATGCACCAGCCGAGGAACCTGCTATCGAGGAGCCAACTAAAGTTGTTAAGAAGTCTGCTCCAGCACCCGCAGAAAGTGAAGACCTCAGTGCAATTATCGATAACTGGGACGATTAATTTACTCGTCACTAAGGTAATTGGACCGCGCTACGGTAGGGCGGGGGACAAACGTCTCTGCCGTAGCGCCTCACGCAACGGGTGGATATATGAAAACAACAACATTTTTAGAGAGGGTACTAAGTAGCGAGGGATACTATTGCGTATTTGCGGCGAAATCGGCAGACGAACGAAAAACACAAAAATTTTATAGTTCGATTGACGAGGTTGCGTATGCCGCAACGCAGTTTGATCAGCAAGGATACGATGTCTACTACGGGCTAGCGACGTTCAGTGAGGCCAACTCACGTAAAATTAATAACGTCAAACACCTGAAGTCCTTCTTCCTTGACCTTGACTGTGGACCTACAAAAGAGTTCGCGTCCCAAGAGGATGCGATAAAAGAGTTACGTAAGTTTTGTACGACTAACTCACTACCAAATCCGACGATGGTTAACTCGGGTCGTGGTGTGCACGTGTATTGGTTCTTAGACGAGCCGGTCTGCTATGACGATTGGTTTCCTGTAGCAGAAAGACTCAAGCGATTGTGTGTAAAGCAGAACTTTTTAGCTGACCCCGCAGTCACATCTGATGCCGCACGCGTGTTAAGAGTTCCTGACACACATAACTTTAAGACCAACCCACCATCAGACGTAGGCTTTTTTGGCCTAGGTGAGCGGTTTGAGCCTGTCGCTTTTGACACATTCTCGGAGTTGCTCGGTGGGGACATGATACCAGTTCCTACAAAACACATACCTAAAGAGTTGAGCCAGACCATGCACAACCTGATGGGTAACCAAGAAAATGTGTTTAAAGATATTCTGGTAAAGACACTACGGGGTGATGGGTGTCAGCAATTGTACGACATCATTCGGCACCAAGAAGAAACAAGCGAACCTTTGTGGAGAGCGGGGCTATCAATAGCGAAGTTCTGCACGGACAGTGAAAAGGCGATGCACGTTATCTCGAAGAACCACCCTGAGTACACGCCAGAGGACACCAAGGAAAAGCTAAGGCAGATTAAAGGGCCGTATACCTGCGTTAAGTTTGATGAGCTTAACCCTGACATCTGTCCTAACTGTCCGCAGTGGGGGCAAATAAAATCGCCGATTGTGTTGGGTAAGCGGCTTAAGGAAGCTGAAGTAACTGACGAGGGTGTTTACGTAGAAGCCCCGGCACTAGAACTTCCTAACCAACCTAAAACAACTTACGAGATACCTAAGTATCCTCCACCTTATGTTCGTGGAGCGAATGGCGGTGTCTATATAAGAACCAAGAACGAAGACGGTGACGTTGAAGAAAAGAAGCTGTACCACAACGATCTATACGTCGTGAAGCGCGTGCATGACCCTGAGGTAGGTGAGGCTATTGTTATGCGTCTGCACCTTCCGCGAGACGGTGTGCGCGAGTTCACATTACCTATGAGTGCTGTCACATCGACAGAAGAGTTTCGCAAGGCGCTATCTTCACGTGGCGTCACTGTAAAGAAGATGGATGAGTTAATGAGTTATACATTGAGTTGGGTAGACGAGTTACAAGCCACCAGCACGGCAGATCAAGCACACCGACAGTTTGGGTGGGCCGACGATAATATGAGTGCGTTCATATTGGGTAACCAGAAGATCACGCACAACAATATTGAATTCAACCCACCCTCTAATCAGACAGTAGGACTTTTCCCTGCGTTTGAATCGAAGGGTACATACCAAGAATGGCGTGAAAACATCCAACTGTGGGACGATGAGAAGTTCGTCCTACAGCAGTTTGCGGTCGGTATGGGGTTTGGTAGCCCGTTGATGGAGTTCTTAAACACCAACTGCGGCACTGTGTCTTTCTATAACAAGGACTCAGGTGTGGGTAAGACAGCATTACTACTCGCATCGGCAGGTATCTGGGGTGACCCTGAACAGCTTGTGTTGCAGAAAGACGATACTTATAACTTCAAGATGAACCGCGCTGAGGTGATGCACAGTCTACCTACCGGCATCGATGAGATTACCAACATGTCTCCTCGGCAAATGTCAGAGCTTGTCTATCAAGGCACGAGTGGACAACAGCGTGGGCGAATGTCATCTAGCGCAAACGTCGAGCGGTATCGTGGTGGTCGTTGGAGTCTGCTCATGATGTACACCGCTAACACCAGCGTCGTAGAGCGTATCAGTATGGCAAAGGCTATGCCGAAAGCAGAGGCACAGCGGGTTCTGGAGTGTCGTGTGGAGCGTATCTTTGACTCGGTAAAAGACAAAGAAATTACTGACGCCTTCGAGAGCGGCTTGCTAAACAACTACGGGCACGCTGGGATCATCTATGTGCAGTACCTCATGAGAAACATACAGGCGTGTCAACAGCTCGTACTGGACGTCCAGAAGCGTGTGGATGCTAAGGCTGAGTTGACCTCGGAGAATCGCTTCTGGTCAGCAACTATAGCCGCCACCATATCCGGCTTACTCATAGCTAAGAAGGCGGGATTACACGACTTTGACGTGCAGAAAGTCTTTAAGTGGGCAGTTACCGATCTGGTTGCACAGAACAAACGCAACATGACAGAGATGGGTGGCAGTGTCTACGACGTACTCAATGACTTCTTCAGCGAGAACATTAGCTACATCTTGCAGATCAAGAGTACAGCGGACAATCGTGGCACACACAATAACGGGTTAGACGAGTATGTAGTACCTGAACAAATTGCTCGTGGACGTTTGATAGCTCGGTACGAAACAGACACTAAGATGTTTTATCTTAAGCCAAAGCCACTGAAAGAATGGTGCGGTGAGTTGCAGATCAACTACGCACATCTAGTCAGCGAGATCATGACCAAGTGCAAGGGCAAGCGTAAAAAGGTACGACTAACTAAGGGCACCAACCTACAGCTACCTGCATCCGACGTGCTTGCTATGAAGTTCGATATGGAACCCGACGATGAAAATCTTGAAGACTTATGATCTTGCCCCCGACGGGGTGCGGATCGAAGTCAACTGGGACAACATGAATATAGGCACGTCAATATTCGTGCCATGTATCAACACAGAAGAGGCTATAAAAGAAGTTACCCGTATCTGCACCGAAAAAGGGTGGGATATAGAACACCGTCTAAGGATTGAGGATGCGTGTCTAGGGGTACGTTTTTGGCGTAAAATGTGATAGTGTGTTTGCGACAGTGGATCCCACCCGATCCTTCTGTCGTTCTCCTCGCCCTACTTGACGGCTCCGAAAAGTATGTGGCTTTTCCCCCTTTGGTCCCCCGAAGGGGGTTTTTTATTTGGGCGGTATGAAAGTTTCTT